TATTTAATTGGTATGAGTGTTCCCCCAAAAATGATGCAATTCGTTGCAAGTAATGTTAGAGATCAATGGTTATCATAAAAATATATGAGCAACCCACCAAAACCAACAGAGGTTAAAAGAAAACTTGGTAATCCCGGCAGACGACCTTTACCTGATTCAAAAGACATTATTTTATTGCCAGCAATTGAAAATATTCCACAACCTGTTCGCCCTTTATTTGATGCTGGTTTGGAATTATGGAATCGAACTTGGTCAATGGGTCAATTATGGATTTCTCCAAGAACCGATATTGAACTTTTATTAATGACATGTGAAATGCTTGATGAGCGTGTAAGACTTCGTGCTTTTGTTTGGAATAATGCTGAGGCTTGGCGTGAAAGAAAAGCCTTAAGAGAGTTAGATAAAAATATTGTTGCTAATTTATCTTTACTTGGTTTTACTCCAACGGATCGTTCAAGACTTGGGGTTGCTGAAGTAAAGGCTAGAAGCAAATTAGAAGAAATAAAGGCGCGGCGTGAAACAAAATAAATCTTGGCCCCCTAAATGGGTTACTCCTGTTACAAAAAAGAATTTAAATAAAAGTAAAGGTAAAGAAATTTCGTCTTTTATTAATTCAATGTGTATTCAAACTAAAGACACTATTGCCGGCAGATCCGGTGAATTACTATCAACTCGTTTATGGCAAGACGAATTATTAGATCACATTTTTTCTGTTAATGAAGATGGATCATTAAAACATAGAACCGCACTCGTGGGCATGGCGCGTAAAAATGGTAAGTCTGCTTTATCTTCAGGTATTGCTTTATGGGGTTTATTTCTTGGTGAGAATGGTGGTGAAGTTTATTCTTGTGCTGCCGATAAAGATCAAGCAAAAATTGTTTTCAATGATGCAAAAAAAATGATTGAAGCGGAACCAGATTTATTAGAACAAGTAAATTTGTTTCGAGATGTAATTGAAGTACCATCAACAGGTTCAATTTATAGAGCATTATCTTCTGAAGCATTTACTAAAGAGGGTTTGTCTCCATCACTTGTTATTTATGATGAACTTCATGCCGCACCTAATCGTGAACTTTTTGATGTTATGCAACTTGGTATGGCTGCAAGAAGATCACCTTTACTATTAGCGATTACGACCGCAGGTGTTAAAGCAGATTCAACAGGACAAGATTCGATCGCGTATTCTTTATATCAATACGGTCAAAAAGTTTCGCGTGGTGAAATTGAAGATCCAACATTTTTTATGGCGTGGTGGGAAGCGGAAGCAAGTGCTGATCATCATTTTGAATCAACTTGGCAAATGGCTAATCCGGGTTTTGGTGACATTAACGATCCTGAAGATTTTATTTCAATGGTTAAAAAAACACCGGAATCGGAATTTAGAACCAAAAGATGTAATCAATGGGTTTCGTCCCAGACTGCTTGGCTTCCTAATGGCGCTTGGGAAGAATTAGGTGCTGAAAAAGAAATTACTTCTGAAACAGAAATTGTTTTAGGTTTTGATGGAAGTTTTTCTGGTGATGCTTCAGTAATTGTCGGAGCAACTCTTGAAGAAAAACCTCATGTATTTATTGTTCAAGCGTGGGAAAAACAACCGGAAGATAGAGATGATTGGCGAGTTGATACTTTAGAAGTTGAAAATACTATTATTCAATTTTGTGCAAATCATAATGTAAAAGAAGTTGCGTGCGATCCGTTTCGTTGGCAAAGAAGTATGCAAGTTTTACAAGATCATGGAATTCCGATCGTTGAATGGCCATCAACTTCTGCTGCTCGTATGATTCCTGCGTGCGCAAAGTTTTATGATGCTGTTGTTAATCAAAGAATTACTCATGACAATAATCCATTACTGATACGACACATTTCAAATGCCGTTGTCAAAACTGATAGACTTGGACCTAGAATTGTAAAAGAGCACCGAGGAAGTCCAAGAAAAATTGATGCTGCAGTTGCTAGCGTGATTGCTTTAGATCGGGCAACTGTAACAAGAAATGAAGAAGTTGTTAATGTTCCAGCGTTTTTTATGGTTTAGGAGATAAGTGGCAACGATAATCCAAGCACTCGGAATTTTAACAGCATCTATTGGAGTCGGAATAATTTTCGTTCCTGCTGGCATAATATTAATAGGAGTCGGAATACTACTCTTTGGTTTAGCCCTTGAGAAACGCGGATAATGCTTAATAAATTATTTAACAACTCAGAACAACGCGCAATAAGTTTTCAATCAATTTGGGGCGCTGGCGATAGTTTAGCCTTTACAACAAGTGCCGGAACCAATATTGACGAAAATACTGCAATGCAAATTTCAGCATTTTATTCATGCGTGCTTTTAATCTCTGACACAATTTCAACTTTACCTATGGATATTTATATTCGTAGAGATGGCAATAGAGTTCCTTATCGTCCAAGACCTGAATGGATTAACCAGCCTGATATTGATGTATCTCGTATTGAACATTTTCAACAAGTTTTAGTTTCACTTTTAATTGACGGTAATGCTTTTGTAAGAATTTATAGAGACAATCAAGGCAATATTATTAATCTTGTTGTTTTGGATCCATTAAAAGTTGAAATTACAAGAGATAATGTAACTCGAAAATTGGCGTATCGTTATGAACTTGAGCAAGGAACTTTAATTCCTAAAAATGATTTATTACATTTAACTGAAATTCGCAGACCCGGTTATGTTCGAGGAATTTCTCGTGTTACTGAATTAAAAGAAAACCTTGGTTTAGCAAGTGCATTACAAGAATTTGCTTCACGCTTTTTTGGTACTGGTGCAAATCTTGGTGGATACATTGAACACCCTGCACAGTTAACAAAAGAACAATCAACCGATTTAGCAGATGCTTTTAGGGGCGCACATAAAGGATTAAGAAAATCTCATAAAGTTGGTGTTTTGTCAGGTGGCGCAAAGTTCACAAAAACTGCTGCTGCGCCTGATGAAGCACAGATGCTTGAATCAAGAAAACTTGCGATCGAAGAAGTTGCAAGAATGTTTAGGGTTCCACCTCACATGCTCGCAATTACAACTCCAGGCGCAATGTCTTACGCATCAGTTGAACAGAATAATATAAATTTTGTTACTCACACATTAAGACCATATATTGCAAAAATTGAAGAAGCATATTCAAAACTATTACCAACTGAAGCATTTTTAAGAATCAATGTTGATGGCTTATTGCGCGGTGATTTTCAAACAAGAATGCAAGGCTATTCAATTGGATCACAAGCAGGATTTCTTTCAATTAACGATATAAGAAAATTAGAAGATATGACACCTGTTGATTCCGGTGATACTTACAGAGTTCCTTTAGCAAATGTCAATTTACCTGCTGCTAATCTTGTTGAAACTGATAAAAAAGTTTCAATGGCACAAAAACTTGTTATTGCAGGTTTTGATCCTGCTAGCACTTTGAAAGCATTAAATCTTCCAGCAATAATTCATACCGGTGTTCCATCTACACAACTTCAACCTGTTGCACAAATTGATCCAGCAAATCCTGAAGCCGTTTATGAGGTTAAATAATGCCTTATTTTATTACTGATAAATCACCTGATTGTTCAGGTTGGGCGACAATTAAAGAAGATGGTGAAGTTATTGGTTGTCATGAAAACAAAAAAGATGCTATTGATCACATGATTGCTGTTTCAATAGCCGAGGATATGGAACCGGGTGGAGAACGCGCACCGGCACCAGCAAAAGACCAAATTGAAGGTAGTGATGAAAATAAACCCGACAGCGCTAAAGGTGCAAGTGGAAATATTGATTTTGATGAAACAACAACAACTGCTTTAAAAAATAAAGTTTCTGAACACAATGAAGATATGGCTCAAAAAAATAAACCTGATTACACCAGAACAACTCTTGGACAACTTAAATCAGTTTATAGGCGCGGCTCAGGTGCGTATTCAAGTTCACATAGACCTGGAGTTTCTCGTGCTGCATGGTCAATGGCGCGTGTTAATGCTTTCCTTTATCTGTTAAGAAATGGCAGACCAGAAAATCCTAAATATATTACTGACTTTGATTTACTTCCTAAAGGTCACCCAAAATCAACTCGCAATTTATTACCTGATGCTGAAAGAGTTTTGCCCGATAATTACAGACCATCTTTATCTGAAGATGTTCCAGAGGGTCGCGCTTGTGGTAATTGTTATTTTTATGATGAATCAAATATTAAAGAATATCCTGATGGACAACTTCGTGCTTATTGTGAAAAGTGGGACGATTATGTAGATGGCGCATATTATTGCAATGCTTGGCAAGAAGATGAAGATTATGAGGAACGCGTAGTTAATTTAGATCCGCCAGCATATATGCGTGCTGCTGCGAGGCGTGGATTAGAATTAAATGCTGATGGTCGTGGCGGTGATGGTTTAACTGAGAAAACAATTCGCGAAGCAAGACTTATGGCTAATGGTCAAGTTTCAGAAGATAAGTGGATAAGAATTGGTGCGTGGATCGCAAGACATATGCCAGATTTAGATGCACCAAAAAATAATAATCCTAATGATTCAGGTTATCCTGGTCCTGGTTTAGTTGCACATTTATTGTGGGGTTCAGGTCCAAGTAAAAGAGCAGCACAAAGAGCAATGGATTACGCAAATGGTGTTGTTGAAAGAATTCGTGCTGAAGAAGAAAAAAGCAGATGGTCAAGTGTCAATGTACAATTAAAAAAGCAGAAAGAAGAAAAAATGTCGTCAAAAGTTGAACGCCGTATTAATGATGTAAATTTTGAAATTCGTATTGGTGAAGTCGATACAGACAAAATGACTTTTACTGGATATGCTGCAGTATTTAATTCAGCAAGCGAACCGCTTCCATTTACAGAATATATTGTTCCGGGCGCATTTAAACGATCGTTAAAGTCTCGTAATGAAATTAAATTATTTATGAATCATAATACTGATATTGTTCTCGGATCAACTCGTGCAAAAACTTTACGATTGTCAGAAGATTCAACAGGTTTATTGGCTGAAGCAGTTTTACCTGATACAACAGCAGGTCGCGATTTATCTGTATTAATGCAACGCGGAGATGTTAATTCAATGTCGTTTGGCTTTAGTGTTCCAGCAAGAGGAGATAAATGGTCAGATGATGGCATGACTCGCGAACTGCATCAAATTCGTTTGCATGAAGTTTCGATCGTTACAGGTTTTCCAGCCTACGAAGCAACAAGCGCAACTGTTCGATCAATTGATGCTTTAGCAATTAGAACTGGTATGGATCCAGATGTTCTTGCTGATGCATTAACAAGACTAGAATCAGGCGATACTTTAAACGCAATTCACGCAGATGTTATTGGTGAAGCAGTTGCAAAACTTAAAGAATCAAATCCAACTACTGACGAGTTGTTAGCAATAAAAAGAAAACAACTTGATCTATTATTTAAGGCGATCTAATGAACAGAGAACAAATTAAATCAGCGATATTAAAAACTGCAGGTAATCCAGAATCAGGCGCAATTGCTGACTTAGCAGACGCAATCGCTGACGCTATTTTAAACATTGATACACCAGAAGTTAAAAAATTTAATCCGGTTTCTGAGACAAGAGTTATTGAGTCCAAAGAAATTCGTTAAAAAGTATGTAATAATCTAATTAACGACTTTGAGCGTGAGCCGCCAAGTTTGTTAAGTTACTGCATTTGAGTGAGCCTCGTGCAGATTCAAATAAGTGCAGTAAACCCTACCCAAAAAAAAGGAAATTTAATGTCTGAATATATTAAAGTTCAGCATGAAGCACGCAATAAAGCGTGGCACTCTGCAAAAGAAATTCTTGACAGAGCAGCCGCAGAAAAGCGTGATTTAAATGCTGAAGAAAACGAACAATACACAAAAATCTCAACTGAATTAGACGAACGCGCTCGCGTTATCGAAACAATTCAAAAAGATGAAACTCGTGCAATAGCAGCAGCACAAGCAATGGCTAATGTTGATTTATCTGTTTCAGCACCAACAGCAAAAAATGATGCTGACATGATTCGTTCAATGGCTCGTGGCGAAATTCGTTCATACGAATTTGAAAAGCGTGATGTAACTACAAGTTCAACTGGTTCTCCGGTTCCAACTTCTTTTTATGATCGCGTTCTTATGCTTGCAAGATATGTTGGTGGACCGTTAGAAACCTCAACAATTTTGAACACAGCAGGTGGAGAGAATTTGCAAATTCCAT